GGGGGGGATAATAACAGTACCAGAAATTGCAATCGTTGACGAATTGGTTATGATTGATCCTAAGGTGATCGATATCAGGACCGAAGAATTCATCAAACAGCGCTTGCAGTCGCACGAGCCTAATCCGATACGAGATCTTTATGATGTCGCGTGTGCGGATAAAATACGTGCGGAGATTCAGAAATTGGAACGTCAGAAAGTAGTGAAATTGACTATATCTGAGGATCTTACGACCGATCAAGAAAATCGATTGGTCAAGCTTTACCCGTCGTTGAATTTGGTGTTTACTAAGAGAAGCACTAATTCTCATTCATTTGCGGCGGCTAGTCGTCAATGTGAGCTTAGCATTTGCTTACAACGAACCTCGTACGATAAAAATATCGCTCTTAAGAACACCGACGGGAGAGACGATTATATAGTGGACATTGGAGGAAATTATGCCAAACATCTAACCGAAGGACACGAAGGTATACACAGTTGCTGTCCTATGCTTGACGACAGAGATATTCAGAGATTTGTGCAACGTCGTGAGAATCTGAAGAAGCAATACGATCTGGAGAAAAACAAGATAAACGTGCAGGTTGTTTATGACGAAGAAAAAACTAAAAAGGAGAGACTTAGGAAGTTTTTGGAAGAAACGCAGAAAAACTTGAAGAGCAATCAGTGGGTTTGTTTGAACAAGAGTCAAAATTGCGCTAGAACAGCTAGATACGGTATTATGATACATTCCAATTATGATATTACTTTGCGAAACATCGGAGATATTATGGTCACAAAAAATATGTCGGAAATCTATGGCACTTTTATATATGACGATCGAGTCTTTTACATGACTGAAGGATATATAGCCGATTTGGACTGTTATTTCAGCTATTCTAAAGACAAAGAATACATTGAATTTGCTTTTAAAAATGATATGTCTATGATCTATCGTCACAAAACCAGGGTTTATATGTCTTATTTGTTGGTTAACACCTTTGTCGATTCTAGTGGGCGTTCTAGATTCGTTCTTGAATTGCTGGAAAATAGGGGCGGGATACAATACTTTAAGATTACTAGATTACCTTTTGTAGTCACAAAAACCTTTTCCCCTCTTAATCACAAAATATGGTTTAAATCTCTTGAAAATAAAGTTAAAGTGACTTTTCCTGTCGTGGATGTTAGTGCTATGCGCAAAGGTAGTCTTAAGAAAATGATTGAGCAAAAAATCTTGTATCTTGATAAGGATCTTATAGACAAGATTATGAGCCACGCTATGACTTCTACTGAAAATAAATTTAAACCTGTTGAGATTATGTCTTTTGTACAAGCATATACTAGTAGAATATTTTTTGGAGAAGATGTCTTGTCTAGAATGCCTTCTATGACTTTTGACGAAAAATACCATTTGTCTTTAGCTGTTTATGTCGAAATATTTAGAAGAAAATATGATGCGGGAAAGGTTCTTCAGTTTGTCTTGGAGTGTATTTATTACGATCGCGATTTGATCCAAAAAGGTTTCTTCAGAAGGCTTTTGTCCTCTCCTACTACTTTGTATTCCGTTTTCAAAGCCGCTTTACCCAATAGTGTGTTTTCTTCTTATTTGGGATCCTTTTATCTCATGGCATTCAACGCATCTAAGTCACCAGTAGACGGTTATAAATTCATCGAGGAAATACCATCATATCAGGCTAATGATGACGAATTAATGACTCATTACGTTACTAGCAACTTGAGGAATAGGGTTACTGAAGCCATCGAAGACATTACATCGCGTCTAGTTAAAAATCCTTGTTTCTCTCAACTTGAAATATCTATGGTTCAGTATCCCAAGATTCTCGTACCGTCTTTGGTTCTAGAACCCACTAGGCTGACTAGGAAAGTTTTGATGGATAATTTCAGGGTTGATGTTTCCATCGATCATCAACAAAAGATTATACCTATCCAACCCGTGGACGATTCTAAGATTGGTATCGTGAGTCTCCTCAAGAACAAAATTCTTCGCTTGTGGAATAAAGAGACTAATTTGGTATCACCTCAAAATGACGACGTCGGTGAATTACCAGAAAGTTTTTCTGCAGAAGATGTGTCGTCTCTAGAATCTATGTCTCTCATGGATTATGACTTCTCCGATATTAGGACCAACCGTATAATACATCAAGATATTATTAATTTAGCCAAACTTATATCTGAGGAAGTTTCTGACGACGTATATAAGAATTACATGGACAGAAACGTCAAGTGCGATTATGACTCTAATGCTAAAGATTTCATATCTAGAGCGGAATATAAATTGAAAGAAATAGCAGACATCTATGCTTTAGCTCCTTGTGACAATGTTCTGGATCTTTGTGCTGGTCCTGGGGGTTTTACCAAATTTTTGTTGACTAAGACACTTAAAAATTTAGTGGTTCATTATTATAAAGACTCTGAAGCACCTTGTTCTTTAGCTATCTCTAAACTCTCTAAAATGGATTCTTTTGGCAAACTGAAAATTATGGATTTGCTTGATACCGATTTGTTAGAACCGGACACCCGTTCTCAGATAGATACTATGCTTGAAAATTTTAGGAATTCTTTTGGTATTATCACTGCTGACGGGGCTCTTCATAACGATACATTTGAAAAAGAACTGGAAAACTATCCTTTGATAAAATCTGAGACGGATATTATACAAGATTATTTGACTACTGGAGGTACGGCTGTTATAAAGACTTTTGGATTTTATGATCACAAAACCTTGTTTATGTTGAGTGAATTCCTTTCTAAATTTTCTAAATTTCATATTCATAGGTCATCTTACGTTGCTCCCTTTTCTCTGGAAATTTATTTGGTGGCTGTTGGATATCGTTCTAGATCTGCTTCTATTAAGTCTTCGACTATATATAAGAATCTTAAAGACTATATGTTGGCTTTTGAAAATTCTCTTCGCATCAAAATGATCGCTTTTCTTAAACAGCAAAACCTCACTAATAATGTCGATTGTGTATTAACCCCTCCCACTGAATTTAGTGTTGTTTCAAAAACTGACCTTGAGTATTTTTCCATAGCCTCTGAGGAGTCTGATCCCGAAGATGATTTGCTTACTGTCAATACTGCTCATACAACTGCATCACCTACTACACTGTATTCTTCGAACGATGAAGATGATTATTGTACGGCTCTTTCTCTTTCTACTTGTAAACAAGAATCCATACATGGTGAACTCGTAAAATCTGATATTTTGGCTCAATTATCCTTGGATCCTACTTGTCATCTTCTTATACAAGAGAACGGTCTCACTAGTTTGACTTTTTATTCCTCTAAATCCCCTTTTTCAAATTTTTATGAAATTGAACTTGATTTTCTTGTTTCTGGTCGATTGCTTAAATTTCGGTCTGCCGAACATGCTTATCAGTATCTTAAAGCTATACATCTTGGTCAACTACTTTTGGCTGAAAAAATTAAAAATTCTAAGACTTCATTGATGGCAAAGAAGTTGGGTAAATCTCTCAATTACCTTAAAGAGTCTACTACTTGGATGTGCGTTAGAGAAAGTGTTATGTATGATGTTATATCTACGAAATTTCGACAACACCCTTCGTTGAATTTGTTGCTTGAGAAAACCTATCCCATGCCCCTCATGCACACTGTATCAGATTCTTATTGGGGTATCGGTCTTTCTCATTATTCAGCTTCGAAAAAATCTTCTTTAGTTTCCTCTGGTAGTAACATCATGGGTTGTTTACTAATGAAGTACAGGGATACACTTGTTACTCATTCTATATCCTCTTTGACGCCTCCCTCTGATTCTACTGATTTATTTTTGAATTCATTGGGGAAAAACAATTATATGGACGTTAGAGGTGATGGTAGTTGTCTTTATTACGCTTTGATGATGGGCGATACTAATGATCATCTTCTCTTAAGATCTGCTCTTACGGCTTATTACAATAATGCTGGTCCCTTTGACGATATAGATTCTAAAATGCTCTTTGCCGAATTGGAGGGTATGGGCGGGGCTTTTGTGCTGAAACTCTTTTCTCGCTGTTATGATTCCAACGTGGTGGTAGCGGATCTTTGTAGGAAACAAGATTATTCTTTTGGTGAAGCTTCTAAACCATTACACTCCATATCTTTGGCTTATAATGGTACTCATTACGTACTTAAGAACACTTGTACACTTGATGCTCCTGTTGTCGTTGTTCCCAGGCATTTTAATTATAATCCTCTTAATGTTTCTCACGTTCTGCTTACCTTGGATAATATGTTGAGCAAAAATTCGACTAAGGTCTCTAGATTCGTTTCTTATTTGTTGGGTTCTAAATCTTTTCATTATGCGACTTTTGAAAGTCTGGATTATACTTCTCACATGTTTTATAATGCGGTGGCTAACTATTGCGCTTTTCACTCTCAATGCGCTTCGGGAAAACTTTTTACTTTACTGCAAGATCTTAACGCTCATGATTATGAAAAGACTTTATATGCTTTGGTTTCTATTCCTGACACTAATTTCGAACAGTTGCAAGCTTATGTTGATAGCAATTCTATGAGATATTTCTTAATTAACATCCCTTGGTTGCACAGAGCTCAATATTCTATTATTATTTTTGCTTTTGATAGAAAAGCCGATAACGATGTATCTATGTCTGCTGCCTTGAATTTATCTAGTCAACATATTGAGTCCTGTGCTCACTGTCAAAATGATGAATTTTCATCTGAAGTTTCTGGAGTATGGTTTAATTCTTTGTCTAACACTTATTATACTTGTTGTAAAGCTGTAGATAGCATTAACATTTTGAAGACTTCTCACTTACCCGTTGTAGATAGACTTTATAATATTAAGATTTATGAAAAGAAACTTTTGTCTCCTGATAGTTTTATTATAGATAGAGATGGTTATTATGAAATACCAGTTTATTGTGATGTTGGTAGTGATTGTCCTGCGGAAGGCTATATGGAAATTTTACTGCGAAATTTAGAAAATCATTGTCGAAACGTTGAAAGAGTGCCCTTAATAGGTTTGGCTAAGACGCGACTGTCCAACATCAAGAAAATTGTTGATCTTCTTGCTACGACTTGCGAGCGTCTTTACGTCGAAATAGAAGAATCAACGGAAATTCCTATGGACATGACGGTTTTTAGTCCGGAATACTGTCAAACTCTGGTCAACAATGATATAATGCTTAATTCTATGAAAGAGGCTAGAGAAATGTGGAAAATCACAGAAAATACCATAATATCCAATGTTAAGAATCTTCACAATCGGTACATTATGTTTTTGAAGGGTACTGCGAGGGTTCCTGATACCACTAATGACAGACCAGATTATGGATTGTTGGACTTGAACACGGGGAAATTCATGATACAGCCTAGAGAAAAACACCAACAATATTCCAGAGGTTACGATGGTACTGGCCTTGTTTCGTTGGATAAGTATTATGTGGACGGTAAGTTTAAACCGGGACTGTCTGTTGGTATGGTGTCGGTTACGCGAGATATGCGTATAGTTAACGCTGACGCTATATATACTAATGTCAAGAATGTTGATCTGAAGGATGTTAATTTAGATCACGTGACTATCAATCTTGTAGAAGGTGTGCCTGGATGCGGAAAAACTACTTATATAGTTAACAATCATAAGTTTGCAATTGATGATTTGAGCGATGTCGTCTTGACGGCTACTCGTGAAACAGCGGAAGATATAAGAAAGAGGGTGTGTGTTGCTTATTCCGTATCGGAAGATTTGCCTATTTTAAAAAAGAGATATAGGACCATAGATTCCTTTTTAGTTAATTTCAGTTCTAAAGATGTTGGTATTAATACTTTGTGGATTGATGAGGGCTTGATGAAACACTTTGGCGAAATTATGTGGTGTGTTTATTTGTCTGGTGCGAAAAATGTGCGTATCTGTGGTGATCGGGCTCAAATTCCTTTTATCAATCGTAATGGTAGTATTAGTTTATTGTATTCTAAAATGGATGCTTTAACCAAGCGCTTTTCGGTTGAATTTCTGCAGAATTCTTATAGATGTCCTGCTGACGTGGTATGTTATTTGAATTCTCTTGGAACGTATCCCGGCAAAGTTTCTACTATTAACAAAACTATGAGATCTATTCATGTTCAGATTGTCACTGGTATAGCGGATGTCCCCTTTTTAGATTTCAAGCGGGCTGTAATTTTGACTTACACTCAACGCGAAAAACAAGAAGTTACTTTGCACTTGAATAAGATATTTCCTGGTAAAGACGTGTCTTATACTGTTAACACCATACACGAATATCAAGGCAAACAGGCCGCTGATGTTGTGCTTATCCGTTTGCAGATGAAAGAGATCACTATCTATAATAGTGTTAGTCATCAACTTGTGGCGTTAACTAGGCATACTCATTCTTTTACCTATTACACGGTCAAAGATGATTCCTTAGCGGTTATCTGTAGAAGACAGTATTCTACCAATCAATTGTTCGACGCTTTACAAGATTCTCTAGTGGGCGGTGGAAAGATGCAGGATAAGCAGTTTCAACGCACTCAACATCCTTTGCCCTTGTATACTTATGAAGATAGTTCCACCAGGGACATTCTTAAAACTAACAAGATTATAAGGGAAATAATTATCGATCATGACGGTTTCAACGTTTCTTCTATGCCTGTTAGATCTCGTGGTGTTGAAGTTCCGTTTCAAGTTATTCCTGAAATACCTGTCAGTAACATCTCGGATCCTGTCAATGCTTTACAGCATTTGGTTGACGTGGTGTTTCCTGGAGCTTCGTCTGTCGATTCCCATTTGGATAGGGTTATTTTTGAAGGTGACCCTTTGATGGTTACTAGTGAAAGAGCTAACATCATTGACGAGACTATGCCTAGATTACCTAAGTATGACAATCTGAAGTCTCGGTTACGCACTAATTGTCCTACTCAAATTATAGCGACTCAGAAACAAGTGGTCAAGGCATTCTTTCAGCGTAATGGTAATGTACCTGATTTGTATGGTGAGAATGATGAAACATCTTTGGTGAACAAAATGGTGGATGTCTTCACATCCACTTATATATCGGATAGAGCTCTTTTCGAAAAATTTTCGCAAGAACCCTTAGATATAAATGTGGCTTCTATTGAAGAATGGTTGTCTTCTCAACCACCGCAAGTTAAAGATATTATTGAACAAGATCCGGATGTTAACGTATTCTTGAAAGACTTGCAGTTGTACAACTTTTCTTTGAAACGCATGCCTAAACCAAAATTGGATATTGGTAATGAAAGTAAATACCCTAGTTCTCAAACAATAGCTCATCATTGCAAAAAGATCAATGCTATATTTTGTCCTATCGTTCGAGAACTTAAGAAAAGGCTTTTGTCCGTTCTTAAGTATGACAAACTTATTTACACTGATATGTCTGTGCAGGAATTCGAAAATATTTTGAACTATAGACTTCCGCCTAAAGATTTTGCTAAATATACTCATATGTTGGAAGTAGATTTCTCGAAATACGACAAAAGTCAGGGTAGAGTAGCTCTTAAGTTCGAGCTTGCTATTTTGCGTTTATTGGGATTTCCACCGCAACTTTTGGCTACGTGGACTTATATGCATGTTTATACTAGACTTTGGGCTCCTGATGTTAGGTTTAAGGCGGATGTATGTTTTCAACGAAAATCTGGCGATGCGATGACTTTCTTCGGCAATACTATGTTTCTTATGTCTGTATTGGCTCATACTTTTGATTTATCTAATGCCTTTTGTATGTTTTCTGGTGATGATTCTTTAATTTTTTCTACTAAACGTTTAGATTCTTTGGAAACTATATACAATTTGTCGTTTAAATTTAATCTGGAAAGTAAATTATTGCATTATAATACGCCATATTTTTGCTCGAAATTCTTGTTGCAAAATTATCAAGGTTCTTGGTCCTTTATTCCTGATCCAATAAAAATGCTTATAAAATTGGGAAGAAATGATTTGGTTAGTTATGATCATGTTAAAGAATATCATATTTCTCTTAAAGATAATGCTAGACATTTCACTAATGGTATATTTTTCCCTGCTTTGAGTTATGCCGTTTGCGATCGTTACAAATTGTATAAAGCTGATTTGACTTATTATTTTTCTGCACTTTACACTCTTTTGTATTCTGAGTCTAGCTTTGAAAATCTTTATTATTTAGAACCTGGAGCTAATTTAAATCCTTATAGAATGGTATTACCTTCTATTGATATATAGATTCCTGGTTTTTATATTATTCGAAATTTCTTCATAATCCAATACATCATGCAATATATTCTGTTCTTCCTCGTCTCTTCGGTTTTTGCTGATCATGGACTGCGTGTTCATCATGTTTTGAGGACTAGGAAAGGATATTTTGATCCTTATCTTGAAAAGTATTTTAAGCCCTTGCAACACGTTCTTGATATGCTGGCTCATCCCCATCTTTCTGATTCTGATTTTGCGGCTTTCACTCTGTCTAAGGAACAATACACCAAGAAAATTCAAGATTATATGTTTGATATCTATAAACAATCTAAATCTTCACATCAACTGGTTATGGGCGTGGCTAAAAGACGACCTGTGGTTTACACTGCTCCAGCTGACCCCTTTTATCCTAGATTTGCTTATTACGGTATGTCGGATACTTGTTGGTTTAAAGATCGTTCCGCTAACTTTATATATTTTTTGAATAATCCTGACCCCTCTTGCATGTCGGCTATTGATAGACACGAATTTGAGATTACTGGTTGTAAGTTGGCTAGTCAATGTTCTTATATTCAAGCCCATCATTTCTTTAATACTACTATTTGTTACGGGCGCAGAGGAGACAATGTTAAATATATGGCTTTGGCACCTTATAAAATCCCTTATGTTCCTCTTACTAGAAATTCTCAACAGATTTTTTCTATTTACTGTAACATTACTACTTCTACTATCGTTGTTTTACCCACATATTTCTTGCAATCTTATGATAATGTGGCGTTGGATTATTATAATTATACTTTGCATCATCCTTATATAACTTTAGTGGATTTTTCTTATCAAAATGTCTTTCTTCCTATGCTTCATTCATCTTTTAGTCCTTTGCAACTAAAACTAGATCAACCTTTTAAATATGTTTGCAATGATTCGCTTTTTGAAAAAACTTCTTTTGTAGACGACTACAACGTCTTTAGGTCTCCTAGAGGATGTGAAAACTTTATATACTTTTATGAATATGAACAACATATTAATATATGCGTCGATTATTTATTTCTGCCAACTTCTTCTTTGATTTCTAAATGCCCGGATGATTGGAACGATTTTTCTTCTGCTCGTGCTCCTAGAAACTATGTTACTTTAATTATTAGGTCTCATTTGAATGACACTTGGTCTATGATTAAATATAATATTGATTATTTTATATCTCGTCTTTCAAAAACTATTTTGCAAATTTCTACTACTACTTTTGATTCTTTTATTCGTACTTTTGATACTTATTTTCTAAAATTTTTAGATCTTTTTCAAAGATTTCTTTCCGATTTCGAAAGTGGTATATTTTTTAAAACTAGTGTTTATGAAAATTTTTTCGCTTATTTGTCTCTGTTTTTAAGTCCTTCTCAATTTAATCTTCGACAATTGATTAAGGATTCTATAGTTTTCTTTTTTAAAACTATGACTGGTAATTTTACTCAACTTCCTTCTGACAATGAAACTCTTTATATGGACACTAACATGTTCGGGCTCGATATTGGCAAATGGTTAGCGGACGCTTTTACTTCTATTCTTAAGCCCTTTTGGCAACTTTTTCTGACTATATTAGAAGACGCTTTAAATATTATTTCTGATTTTTTATTTGATTTGGTTCCTCTTCTGCAAAAATTTGTATTTGTTTTTCAAAGGACTATGGGTAAATTTCTGGACTTGTTGACTACTATAATTAAAATTTTAGCTACTTTGCTTCTGCATATAATAGTCTACTTTGATACAAAAATCTTCCTTTCCGAATATTTGATTTTGTATATATTTTTAGCTTATTATTGGAGATCTACTATACCTCCTTTGATCTTTTTGATTATCTTAATTTTGATTTTTGGTATTACTAGACGTTTTCCTTCTCTTTTCTTGCTCTTGTTGAATAAAGAATTTAGAGATCTGCGTTATCTAGGTTTTAATTCCTCTTTCTTTTATCACATAGCTTTTAATACTACATCTCATAACAATACTCACGATTCGGTCTTTATATTTCTTTCTCATGGAGATATTAATATGACTGTTTTTATACCCAAACATCATCTTTTTGAAAATTTCACTTTACAAAATATTTTTCTAGATTATTCTGCTATAAATACTACTTCTATTTATCAATCACTTAATTCCTCCGAATTTAGCTTTTGGTCTTATCTCAAAAACTTTGGTAAATTCATGAATATTACTCACTCTTAAAATTTATTGGTTATATTATTGTTTACCTTTTCATATTCCAATTTGACATGTCTACTCAACAACTCCTCGTGCCTTCGGAAGATAATAGACCGCCTAAATTTTACAACCTCAACACCGGAATTCAATCGATCCGTGGCGGTCAGCAGGTGGGTGATGGGTTTTTCGCTTCGGCGGCAAATTCCTTCTACAACATCATATACCATGCTTGGGCTTTGTTATTTGCCATACTGGCCCTTCTTATTCTCTTGTCGGAATATGGTACCAGCGCGGGCCCCCTTGAGATCCTTTTCAAAGCTCTCATGAAATTTAAGGAAGACCCTTTCGCTCCCGTCATTTTGAAATCCATCGCGTCAGGTATCCTTTACATCTTGGGATACATGATCACCTACAAAATGGCGGTGGGCTACGCCCTACTTCTGCTCGTCCCAGTGATGGTAAAACCATCGGCTCGGAACTTTGTATTCGCGGCGGTTATTATACTGCTTGCGTTTATGCATTACATCACTATAATACAAGTTCTGATCCTTGCCATCTTGTTTTATTTATTTGTGATGCTAAGAACACCAGCACACAAATTTTTCATAGTGGCCATGGCCGTTGCTGTGTTTGGAGTCGGTATTACCACCGGTCCGGATTCCATTCGATTTAACATCACCAGCTACAATCTTGAGACTTACACCAAGCCACTTTCTTTTAAACCTAATTTAGAACTTTTCAAAAGCCTTCCCACAACCCCATATTCTTTAACTAAAGACCCTCAGGATCGCGATATAGAAGATATACATAAAGATTATTATGAATTGCGCAATAATGTTTTTAATCTTTTAGATCATATTGAACAGTTGGGCCTCGATAGAAGAGCCGCGGCTGCCAGCACTACCACCGCTGCTACTACATCCACCGCGCACGCCCCCTCTGTAGCCACTTCGACCACGACCAAGGCTACCGAAAAACCTAAACAACCGGTTCGTACTGGACCGGCGAGGGGCGCACAGGCTGAGAACGTGAAGCGATGGAAAGAAGCCGGAGGCGACGAACTGTTTAAACCTTAATTCTGTTTTATTTTATATTTCTTTTATTTTTCAGGATTATTTTCAAAATTTTATACTATATTCTAAATTTTATTCCTATATTCTTTATTACTTTCCCTATCCCCAAA